TAGTAAAACCTTCAACAACTCTACCCTCAATTACCTGAACGAATTCAAATTCTTTATTTATTAATTTATCTTTAAATTCCTTCTGCTTATCTTCCTCAAGTTCTTGCATTTGTTCTGCACGTTGAGAACCAGCAAAAAAAGATTGTTTATTAACTATTTTTAGATTCTGAATTAATGAACTAGATATGGATTTATTGGCGTAATAAATAGTTTCTGTTGGACATGGTAAAAATGCAAAAATTCGACCTTCTGCTGTTTTAATAGTTTCAATAGCCGCGGAGCCATAAGTCAATCTGTCGCGAGTAACTAGCTTAAGCCAAGTATCAAAATCCATTCTATCTTTTTCATCTCTATACTCATTATCCATTCCAGTTCTTCTAATGAATTGCGTAATGAATTCAATCTCTTGTTCTTCTATGCTTCCATCTTCTATATCTAAGTTGGGGTCTTTAGGAAGTATCTTAAAACCAGTGTCATATTTATTGCTTTGTGGACGCGAGAATGAAGTTACTTGATTAATACGAGTTTGAATAATAGAAGCGATAATTGGGTCTCTAAGAGACATTTCTTTAAGAGTTTTGAATGATATATGGGAGTATCGAGGTCTATATGCTCCGTAGCTACCACCACCATAAGAAGCAATCATGTAAGGGTCAACTAAAGAAGCTCTACGGTATACTTTTTCTTTTCCGTCTCCTGATTTTACCAACAGTTCTTCGTCATCCATCTGAGCGGCTTTTAAATTGTCATCCAAAATTTTACGTATGTTGTCAGTGATATCTTTAATTCCCATAAATTACTCCATAAGTACAACTTTAACGTTAGCCGTTGTATTGCCGTTATTTGCTAATACTAATTTCCAAACTCCGCCTCTTTGTAGATAAACACCTACTTGATTACTATCATTAGCCACAATAGGTTCTATTTCTATATTGTCTGAGGCATCAGCGTTAATTCTTACAGATACTTTTTGGTCAGCTTCAATATAACACCATTTATAAATATCAGGGAAGAATATTACGGAATCAGCATCGCCAATAGTAAAAGGTCCTTCGGGTATGCCAGGATTTCCGTTATTAATCTCAAAGTATTGTGAAGTTATTTTGTTGATGGTAAATATACCTTGATTTTCTATATTAAATGCGCCAGATGAAATCTTAACTTGGTCGCTGACCTGTATTCCGCTTGCAGCAAAAATATCAATTGGTATATAAACTCCATCTATATCGGTACCAGCCGCAATACCTGTTTCAGCAACACCTCTATCATTCAAAACTTCAACATAATCCGCACCGACACCAACTATTGTAAAACTACCTTCGTTTAGTATATTGAAATTACCGCCAGACTCTACATAAAAAATATCGCCTTCTATAACTCCATTAGCCGCAAACGCAGGGTCAGCGCCATTACCATTCCATAGATATTTAACAACATCACCAGTTTTAGTAACATTAAACTCTGTTAAAGCATCATAAGTCAACGCTCTCTGAGTCTTCAATACGGGGTCTGTCCCGCCTTTAAATACCCATCTAAAAGTATTGCCGCTATAGAAATATACCTGATATTGAGTAGTTGCGTCTTGCAACAAACTACGCGCGGTAGTCATGACTTCTAATGTAGACTGAGGGGCTATACTGAAACGTCTATCATATGAATTTTGTGTTTCTACTCCTATGAATTGACGAGCATAGTCTAAATCTCTCAATTGTGGATTATTACTTACACCATCACTGTAGGCCAATAAATGTATTAACAGGTTCAAATTCTGACTCATAATTGCTCCTATTTTAAATATATCTATATTCTAACATCAAAATGCTCATATTATGGCTAAAAGCTCCAAGTAAATCCAGTGTCGCCACCCGTTTTATCATCGTCATCATCGTCTTTTTTAGCGATTTTATCTCTATTATCCTCAAATTGACCTATTCCAAGCTGCTCCGCTAACTCTTTGGCTGTAGGGACTTTAAGATATTTACCCTCATTATCACGCAAAGAATTATCACCTAAAGTTGTTTCTAAGGTACTCATTACAGGGCTAATATTACCTAATTTGTTTCTGATAATATACCTAAATGCATCTATATAGTGATTAAATTCATCTTCATATTCATCATGAGCCACAATCTGCCCAGCAGCATCTAATTTTAAATGGTATTTACCTACTTCTTTTAAAAACTCTTTACAGCTATTTAGCACAAATATTTTAGTATGGTTAAGGCCAGGCACCTTAAGATATCTTTTAATTGTTTGTATTCCTAAATGAATAGTTTTATCAACCTTTGATGAAACTGATAAATCAGCCTTTTTAAGTAAATTAATAGAGGCTGGCTGTGCTGTATCAGGATAATACATTTCTATTTTAAATCTATTTTGGATTGTTTTTTTGATGATGCTAATGAATTCAGGGTCATCAGTAAAGGAAAGACCTAATTCATGAACAACATATATGTTATGTTTTTTATCTATAGCCACAACTAAGCAAACACTAGGAGCGTTTTCACTCCATCCCCAATCTATACCGCCATAAAACTTAATTCCACGTTCATGGAAATTTTGAATTAATTCCTCTTTTGATATTTCTCGACCAGCACGTTGACCCATAAAAATTTCCCACATTTGTGTAGGAGTTTTTACACTTTTTTGTTCATCAAAGCTTGTAAACACCAATCCATGAGTAGACGGTTTTGCGCACATAAGCTGGGCTACGGCGTCATCAATACTTGATTCACGAAACTTTTTTTCAACATCAACATGAGATTTTAAAAGTGGGGAAGAAGATTTTTGTTTTGTTGCTAAACGACCTAAACAAAGGGCAGCAATAGAACAATGTAAACACCCTTTATATAAAGTCTTTTGGGTATATTCCGATTGTTTTGTTTCAGGCAATGACTCCCATTCTTCAGGAGAAATAAGCTCTAATTCTTTATCTTTATAATATTTTATTATATTTTCTTGTGACATTAGATTTTTTTCAGGTGGACAAGGCTGAGTAACGTCTATAATATTCCAAGAGCGAACTTTTAAACCTGATTTAGACGCATTATCAACCTCACGCTGCACTAAACCAAATGTTGATTTTCTCGTAGATATATAAAGGGTAATAGAAGGTTTTTTATCAGGCGTTTCAGTGGGTATCTTCTTAGCTTCTTGATATGCTTGTGCATTTTGAACAACATCTACTTCATCTACGCACATAAAATTTGTATGTTCTGAATTTGCACCCTGCATCGTGCAAATAACTATTTGTAGATAAGGATTTATATCAAATTCATTTTGTAAATCAAGTTCAGTGCGCTTCATAGTATCTTTGAGCTTATCAATGGCATTTAAGTGAGGTTTTCTTAAAAAGCGTTTAAAATAATCATAACATTTGTCAGCCTGTTGACTAATGGCGCCCATATGCGAACATGTTCGACGAAAATGTATCATAGTTAAAACTTCTATAACGGCTGCGGATAATGTTTTAAATGAGTCACGACTAGCAAAATATAATTGACTGCTTTCCTCAGAATCGCCTTTCATAATGGCTCTATATACATTCCAAATCATATCCATAGGTGAAGCGCTACTTTCTTCACACACAATACAATCTGGCATATTAAGCCCAAGAAATAGCTCAATCCATGTGTGTAAATTTTCTTTAGTATCACACGGCGTAAGCATAAACTCAAACATAGTGATTTTTTTGCCATTAATATTAATTAAATCAGGTAGGTTCATCAGTGTTTTCACCCTTCTTAATTTTAACTAATTCTTTTAAAACAGTCGATTGTTCTTCAGTAGTTAATTGAGAGGTATCGGCGCTGGATTCGACATCTATTATATCTCCCTGTTCAGCTTTATCTTTAGATTCATCTGTATCAACTTTAGATTCATCTGTGTCAACTTTAGCCTCAACCTTGTCACCCTTAGTATTAACGTTAATAGTTATATTAGCACCTGAAGGAGCTGACTGTTTTAATGGGTCATCTCCCTCTGCCATTTTACTCATATTTAACAGTTCTTTTAATATTACAATAGCGTCTTTATATTCACGCATATTCTTTAAGCGAGTTTTGGGTAAATTAGTAGCATCAGGATTAACAAGATATTGTTCCATGCCACTAGCAAATTCTTTATGCGCTACTGTTAATTTATCCATAATATGATTTGCAACTTCTGCTTTAAGCTTTAGCATACGCGAACGTACGTTATTAAATAATTCCATTAAATATTCTTCTTTTTTTTTATCCCATAAATATTGATGCCTGGCCAACTGTAATGCGCCTTTAGGCCATTGCGGATGAGCGGCATTAATTTGCGCAATGCTTCGACCTTCTAAGTATAGTGAAAAGAATTGTTGAGCCTTAGCAGGAGCTATATTATATCCTTTACCAGTAGCAATATAATCATTCAACTCTTTGCGCTCACTGTCAGTTAAATATGTATTATCTTCTTTTTTAACTAAATTACTCATAGTTATACCTATTGAATTGGACTTAAAAAGTAAATCGCTATTGCTATAGCGATAGTAACACTTACAATGAAACTTATTTCTAATATTTTTTTAATTACTGTTAATATTTTAGTCTTCTTCATCCCAAGTAAGAGTAGTACCCACGTGGGGGTGACTGCTTGCGTTTCGATTTCAATTTCCACTGTAAATTCAGGTAAATAATCCTTAATAAATCTATTTAAATTAGAGTCTAAATTATATTTGGTGTATTTTTTTAGAAGGCGTATTTGTAACAGCTTAGAAAGAATAGAATCTGACTTTTGATATTTGGTTAATTTTTTCTTAAACTTCAAATATTTTTTAGCATCTTTAGCTGACAAGAAAATTTTATAAAATAAAATCTTTTTTTCTGCGTCTACAGCCACCTCAATATCCAGTGTATTGCCATGAGCTAAATACCCATATCCTAATAAATTCTGTTTAACGCTTTCTGATATCATTCCTTTATTTAAAAGCCAACGGTCAATGTTAATAAGTTCATCCAACGACAGCTCTTTTCCTTTAGGTACATTATTCTCCATCTTCTTCTACTCCGTTTATAAGTTTTAGTATTCTGTCTATCTTTTTAACATATTTTTTACGCGATATATGATTCCAACTATGATAATACCCATACCAATCGTTTTTAGTACCATGTGATATTTGCGCCATTTGTAAAATAGTAAAGGCAATTTGAATATTAATTATAGGGTTTAGTAACTCTTTTTGGGTTACTTCAAAAAAATTACCCCATATTTTATAATTGATTTGACCAATACCATAATCTCCAGATTTATTTACTTTTGTATGGTCAAAGCTACTTTCTCCAAATAATATAGCAATGAAAATATTTTCTATATCAGCGCCACAATATGTAGTAATAATTTCGGCGTACCACTCCGCTAAGTTTCCTTTGGCTAATTTGGGTTGTAAAATGAGAAGTTTTTTTGTAACATTTGTAATATGCTCGATTCTTGTTTGCTTCATATCTGCTGCAATTTTAAAAAGCCTTTTATGTCTATTCAGTGCTTCTTTAGTTTGTTGAAGTTGAGTGTTTTTATGTATTATCATACCAAATAGTAGCGCCAACATGGCAAAAATAACAATAAAACCACCCAAGTATGTGAATTTATTAGACAATATACTATTTTTCATACAATTCTCCCATGTAGTTATATATATTATACCAAATAATAATGATTTTAGTTATTTAGATGTGATTTTTGATAGAAATTTAAAAGATTTGTTTAAAAGGCGGGTTTTATCGCAGTTAGTGTGTAATATCTCCATTATATACTTTTTAAGCATATTTTGAGGGGATAAATTATCAGATATCTTAATTTCAGATTGAGAATGGTCGGTATATTGAGGGCTTAAAGTTATAAAATAATCTTTCTTTATATCGCGATAATTATCTGATTCTTGTAATGCTGCCATTTCGGCTCTATTTATTTTTAAAACAATTTTATATTTATCTTTGGAGCTTTGATTCATAAGCCAAGAAACAAAACTTTCACTATCATTAAATTCTGATATGATATATTTAGGTAAATGCGTATTAATTTTATCAATTTCTAACGTTTTAAGATTAAATGTCCATAAGCCTTTATCCGCGCCTGCGTCATTAAAATTCATCGAATATGGGGTGCCAGGATACCAGACATTTGCTATTTTTTGACCCGTATGAATATGACCGCTAATTACTAATTTAAACTTATTGAGTAATTGGATTGGTGCGCCATCTGGTGCATAAAATCCATTATCATACTTGGCACCATCAATTGTTTGGTGACATATTACATATTGCGCACTTGACGCATCTACAGCTGCATTAAACTCACTAATCTTATCGTAATAAGGTAAAAATAAAATATCATTTATTTCTGTCGGTTTATCTATAATTGTAATATTTGGATTACGCTGAAATGCAGTTAGAGCGTGTATACGAGAGCCAGGAGCTGTTTCGTCATGATTACCTACTAATAATATATAAGGTTTAGTAATTTGGTTAAAATAATCAATCCATAAATTAAGAATTTCCGAGCGAATAATGGCGTGAGTATCAAATAAATCACCAAGTATAACTACCGTATCTACATCTTTCTGTTCTTCTAGTTTCCTAAGACATTTAAGATATTCTTTAAATGTACTTATTTGACTAAGCTTCCCGTGAGGGTCTCCTGATATACCAAGTATTTTCATAAGCATTAGATTCTCATGCATTTACGTTTTATTCATCCTCGTCAGTTGAAACGCCAACTTCAGATACATTAGGCATAGCGAATACATCATATTCATTAATGGCTTTTAGTAATTCCCTGTAAACTTCAGGTTTCTCCTGTATTAATTCTACCAATTTTTGAAAACCTTTTACTTTATTATTTTGAAATTCATACATAACTGCATTAGGGCGTATGACAACACCTAATTCTACGCCTAATTGAGCTATCTCCAGATGCGTATCAACAACTCCTACTCCATATCTTAATCTAAATTCTGCGGTCAAATGAGGACAATCAACGCGACTTTTCTCTATCTTGCACCTTACTGTATGGCCAACCTGAATAGGAAGTTTTTGTATGTTTTTGTGAGTATCATCATACATTTTACTAGCTTTAGCTTCAACCTTTTCAACTAATATCATGTAATCACTAAAATGCTTAAGAGCTTGACCTGATGGAACTTTCCATTTTATTCCACGTCTCATTTTTTGAGGGTCCATTTCTTCATTTACTTGCTGTACACAAATTGTCAATACTTTTCCTTTACGAATTGGTTCTATAATTTTTCTAAAAGCTTTATTTAACAACGAAGAAAGGTCTCCAATGACAAATTTCTCAATAGATTCAAGCCCAGCTTCTTTAGGAGCCATAATAGATTTGATAGAATCAATAACCATAATTTTACAAGGAAAACCCTGCTGTATCATAGCCCATACAGTTTCAGCAAAATGATTGAAAATCTCTACTGGTTTATTAGTTTGTATCAGCCATAATCGTTTCAAATCTACGCCTAATTTTTCAGCATAATCTTTATCAAAAGAAAATTCTGCATCATACCAAATTGCCCAAGCATCAGGTTCATTTTTATGCAACTCAGCAATAGCCAATTGAGCCACCAAGGATTTACCAGATTGTTCAGGACCGAATATAGTGGCAATTTTACCAAATGCAAGCCCACCACCTAATGCCCAATTAAGACTTGGACTAGGTAAAGGCAATAGATTTGTTTTAACGCTATCTAGGGCATCAGCCACCATACCTTGATTCATTTTTTGGATTTTTGTATACCAATCATTTTTACTCATCATTATCTCCCTTTTTATTCAAATCTGACCCATCTCTTAATTTTTGACCATGTGCTTTCCTTTTTAGTAAACTTTTGGCGCAATTCTTCCATCTCATCTAATATAGAAAAGTTATGCTTGATAAGGTTATCATTTTCATCTTTAATTAACTGTGCCGCGTCTATAAGAGTTTTAATGTCAGATTTAAGTTCATTGTAGGCTTTTAAAATTTCCTTTTTAGTATTTCTCATAGATACTTTGGTCTTTTTCTTTGCCATGACATACACTCCATTTAATAATTATGGTTTTGTTTTTTCCCACCTGATGGTATACCTGTATATGTACCACCACTATTATTAGCTACTTTATCATATATTTTTTTGGCATCATCATGTGCCATCTTAAAAGAATCTTGCATATTCTGTAAATATTTTAAAAAAGCTTTTAAAAAATTCTCTTTATCACGCGCCTCTAAATATTTAGGGTCACGCTTCATGTACGTTTCTCTTAAACTTACTGAATCTTTGATTCCATTATGTAAAATATCATTTTGCTCAAAATACTCAGTAGCGCGTTCTAAAACAGCTTTAGCTTCTTCATTTTTACGCTCTGCTACAGCGCCTTCATATTCTTCATCTGTCTTAGCTATTAATATAGATAAAATATCAAAAGCTTTATTGAAATCTCGCATATACATAGGTCCTGAATTTACATCAACTGCTACTAAATCCTTTTTTTGAACTTCATACTTTAAAAGGCGTTCCATATTTTGTTCGATGGGGGTAAAGAATCTTTTTTTAAACTGCGCAAGAGCAGTAGAGTCTTTACCCGTCAACTTTATTTGGTCTCCTTTTTTGTTCTCAGTTTTATTCATTTCCAATCCCTAAAGTGTTTTTAAGTTCACTTAATTTAAGTTGTTCTTCAGGTGACATATCTGCGGATGGTTGACCTGTAGAAGCTGAATTTATTACTGATTTTGTTGGCTCAGGTACAGGAGCAGAAGTAGAAGCAGAGTCTACATCAGTAGCTGCGGGTGCAGTAGTGGGGGTTGGGGCAGCCGCAGGTTTGGATTGCGGAGTATAAACAGGCTCAGGTTTTACATTAGGTGCAGTATTCATAGGTGGTGCAGTATTCATAGGTGGTGCAGTATTCATAGGTGGTGCAGTATTCATAGGTGGTGCAGTATTCATAGGTGGTGCAGTATTCTTTGATATATTAGATGCATCAGATGTATCAGGCACAGTAGTTGAGCTGCCAACTCTAGCTTGCCTCTTAGCTTCGTCTTCTCTGTCAAATATTGATGCGTCTCCTAACATAATTTTTTTAACTTCTGCTGCTGTTCTTATAGGATACATACTATGAATATCTATTGCAACCTTGTGGAAGTTATTTTGAACCCACTCAGGAACAGGGCCTGTAACATATTCGTCTACATAACGTCCATCCCTTTGTACGCCTTGCTTGAATAAATCAACATCATATTCTACATCCCAAGCGTTTACACCTTTTTTAACTTTTACTATTTTAACAGAACAACCATTTTCTAAAGAAGTTGGATTGAAATTAAGCCTTTTCAAAGCATCAAGAATTTTAGCATTGAGTTTTTCTTTAGCTGTTTTGGGGAGCCGAAGGATGCCTACTTTACCCGAATCATCCATTGCGTTATAATAATAATGTCTTTGAGCCCTTAAAGCATTAAATTTTTCATTTAATTCACTATATTTAATGCGAATTTCTTCAGGCAGTACTTTCCAATTTACCTTACCATCATCTGATTTAAATTCTCTAATAAGAGTATCTTTTTCTTTAAATACTTCATTAGCATCTTCACAAATTGGACAATATTTTTCATATCTTTTAGTACAAACGATTGGACGATATTTACCTTTACTGTCAGTAAATCCCCAATGTAAATACCATTCAGCCATAATTAATCCATTATGGTTTGCGCCAAAAGGCGGAAGAATTCTAAATATATTATCGCCTTCTTTTAGCTTATGATTAACTATTTTACCGCGACCTGAATCAGGTTCTAATGCTCCTAAGTTTAAATTAGGTTCTACATAATTGCTGTTTGCCATATCTTACTCCTTTTAATTTGGTTTACTTAGCGGCACTTGCCTTTATATTACCTATTTCTTGGATGTTTTACCCAATCTTTTACTTAAATCTCTCTTAATGGACATCATTACTTTGCCGACTTTATCTGTTAAATCTTCAATAGTTCCATCATTTATAATCGTTTTAAAAAAATAATTATCAGGAAATTCATCATTACATTTTTCAGTCATATCATCGCCATTTGAGCCATTAGGTCTTTGAATTCTTACGGTATAAACAAATGGAAATCTTTCCAAAAAATATTTAGATTGTTCATAAAATCTTGCATCTGTTACAAAAATTACATTCGCCCCTTCATCGCTGCGTGGAGTATCCTTAAGAGCACGAACCGTAACATCACAATGAAATGTAGGGCTAACATTTTTATAAACTACTTCTCCACCAAACCATACCATTAAATCACGTAACGAATGAATTTGCCTACCCATCCATTTACTTACACTTAATCTACTAGCGCCTTTATAACCGTGTGTTTCAATAGCCCTTACTAAGTTTCTTAAGTTTCTCTCGTTTATTGTAATTGGTTTAGAAAGTACGGCATCTTTATCAACAACATCATAAAATTTATTTAAGGGAATTTTAAATTCCGTTGACAAAACTTTCTTAAACCAATCGGCTAATGCTACCTTACCAGCGCAATTATATTTAGATATACCGATATCAGCTACAGCGTCTTTGCCGTGACCTTTTCTACCTGTTAAAACTACTAATACATCCATATTACCCCCTATGTTTAATTTAGTTCATCAACTAATCATTTCTCGTTTTGTTCTGATTTTAGCACTAGGGCGTGCACATTCTCCACGCTTACCGAAATAAAAATCTTTTCGCTTGCCTTTCATTAGTTATATTATACTTTTTTATATAACAGTTTACTTCAATAACAACACTAAATGTGAAAAATAGTCTAAGTCCATCTTATTCTTATAGAATTTGCTCACCTTAGGATATCCAAATACAGCCATTAAGTTGCCTATTTGAAAGTCTTCTTTTACTTTTTTATTTAATTTATTAGGCCAAAGCATAAATGACATAGAAGTGTTATCATTTTCAATAGTTATCCTAATTGCGGATAATTTTTGATTCGTCTTTTTATCATTGTAATATATAGTTTCTTTTTTAGTAATTAATCCGACTAATGCCACACCATGATTATCAGCCATCAAAGCATTAAAATCCTCGATAATAGGATAAAGCTTTAAGGTATGCTGATTCCTTACGTATTTATATTTAGGATGCTTCTTAATTGCGTCCATAAACTCTTGCACATAATTTGCTGAAGCAAGAGGCAAAAGCTGAACTTTTAGCGCAGATTTAGTTAATCTATTATCTAAATTAGCATATTCTAAAGGTATTTTTTCTTGTTTCTTTTTAGTTGTCCTTAATGAGTATAAATGTTCAATTACTTTATGAGGCTGGTCTACTACTGATTCGCCATACAGTCGCAAAGGTAAACCATCAAAACATCCTGCAATTACTAAATTAGTCATAATCGCTTTATTTACTTTAGTTTTATTTACTCGATTATAAAAATCATCAAAAGATTGAAATGCCCCGCTTTTAATAGCTTTTTGTATTTCTATAATAGCTATATTGCCCACGTTATGAATAAGTGATAAAGGTGCGATTAATTGTCCATTGTTAATTGCCCATTTTATTAGAGGTCTATTAACATGCGGTAAAATTATTTTATCTTTTATAAACGGTAAATATTGTTTCATTTTATCAGAATCAACATTTGATAATACCGAAGACCACCACTCTAAAGGATAATAATATTTAATATAAGCACACGCATATCCTATTGTCGCGTACGCGACAGCATGAGATTTGTTAAACGCATAATTAGCAGCACCAATAAATGAATTCCACAGTGTATTGCACTTATCTAATGACCACCCGAATTTAATTTTAGCATTTTCAAATAACTTACTCTTAATGGATAATAATGTTTGTAATTGTTTTTTACCTATAGCCCTTCGTGCGTCATCCGATTCAGTTGAATTAAAGCCACCTACAATTTCAAATATCTTTTGTATTTGTTCCTGAAAAATACATAACCCATAAGTTTCACCCAATATCGGTTTCAACAAGGGGTCTATAAACCTAACAGGTTCTTTGTTGGTACTACGCCATATATAATGTTGAGCTACTGAGCGTTTATCTTCTAATGTAGATTTAAGTCCACCTGGTCTTGCTACTGCTGTTATTAATGCCAAATCCATTAATGAATTAACTGGTATTTTATTTAAAAATGGACGTACAGTATCAGTATCAAATTGAAATACTGAAGCTGTATCACCCTTAGTTAATTGGGCAAAGACTTTATTATCTTGTGGTAAATGCCATGGGTCTAATTTTACATTATGATTTACCTGAATCGACTTAACAGCGCCCCATATAAAATTTAATGTATTAACTCCCAAAATATCAATCTTCAATCCACCTACTTTTTCTAGTGTTTTAAAGTCTATTTGCGTACATTTTTTCTTATTATAATATTTAGTAGGTATAGTGTAATCAATCTTTTTAGGTACTATAACAACTCCACCAGCATGCTTGCTCTGGTATCTTGGCTTTTCCAGTAACTTCTTGAGTATATCATAAGTTTTTATTGGTATACCTTTTATATACTCATTTTTCTTAAAGAAGGTTTGCAATTGCGGATTCTTAGCTAAATGTCCTTCATGCTCTACGCCATCCTCATCTACGAATCCCTCTAAAAAATCTAGTTCTGAAGAAAAATATTGCGGAGCGGTTTCGATTGTTTTACATATTTTATGAATTGGGTCAGCGTTAATTAATTTTCCATCATTTGCTAAATACTTTACAATAGCTTTTAGAGCCATTTTGGTTTTAATTGTTTGGAATGTACCCACCATTGCCATGTAATCTTCGCCATATTTAGTAAACAAATAATCTACAATTGGCTCTCTATCAGAAAAATCTAAATCTATATCAGGTGGATGACCAGCTTTTAATCGACCTGCATTTAAAAATCTAGCAAAACTTAAATCAAACTGTATAGGGTCAATAGCTGTAATATCCAATAAATACGACAATAAACAACCACCAGCCGAACCTCGTGCAGGCCCCATACCCACATTCATACGTTGTGCTGCTTTAGCGATATCATGGAGTATTAAAAAATAATCAGTATAATCGGTCACTCCATTATCACAAATAACTGCTATTTCTTCTTTGAGTCTATTATAGTATTTTGGGTCATTTGGAAGTTTACCTAATTTTACTATAATAGCTAACATTAAATCTTTTTGCGTCATACCTTTTTTATATAAAGGGTGAGTGTGTGATGGAAACTTAGGAATAAGAGTAGAAAAATCTAAAGTATAATTCTCCACTCTTTCGCTTATTTTGTAATTATTATCTAGCGCTGTTTTAAATATTATTTCAGGAATATAAGGATGGTTTAATTGAAATGCTTTCCATGCTTCGTCTGACGATAACATTGAATGTATTTGCCCAAAATGCCATCCATTTTTGTTTGTTGGGCTACTTTTAATTAATAAATCTTGAATAGGCTTAAATGATGGGTCAATCATGTGCCCATCTGAGCCCATTACAATTGGTAAATTATGTTTAAACGCCATATGTAACGCTCTCTTGTTATGTAGCTCTTGTAAGCAATTAGTTTTGCATTTCATATTACCAAATTGATAAGTTTTAGTAGGGCGATTGTTAAAATCTCTTGTTTCGCGATTCCAATCTCGAACTACCTTCGCAAAAGAAATTTCAATGTACATTCTGTCTTTGAAAACGGCTTTAAACATTTCTACTAAACGATTTGATTCTTCGTATGCAGTATTTTTTGCAGCTCCAATAATCCCATCCATGCAGCCAGTGGAGTAAATTAATCCTTCAGAATTATCTAAAACTTCTCGAAAAGAAACAACAGGACGATTAAATTCAAAATGACCTGCGCGGCCACCTATAGAAGATAAATAAAATAAATTTCGTAGACCTACTTCATTCATAGCAATAAATAAACCATGATAATATCGGTGTTTATTGTTTCCATCTTTTAATTTTTCTTTAAAGTAAAACTCACACCCAATCAAAGGCTTAATGTTATTTTTCTTACACTCTGAATAAAACTCAAATACCCCAGCCATTGTACCATGGTCGGTTAAGGCTATAGCAGGCGAACCCCATTCTTTGGCTTTTTGTACAATATCCTTAGGAGAAGAAACACCGTCCAAAAGTGAGTAGTGGGAATGGACATGAATATCAATAATTGGTTTAAAATTCATCAGTCTTCCTTTATATTAATTCATACATATTTTGTATGGTTTCGTACTTTGGAGCGAGAACAGGGATTTGAACCCTGACTGAGTGGCTGGCAGCCACTCGTGCTAACCATTACACCATTCTCGCAATTATATAATACTATTTTTTACAACATTTTAGGAGTATCTTTTTTGATAACCCACGCTTGAGGATAGCGTTTACGGAACTTACGCAGTAAAAATACAGAGTTAGAAGCGCAACGGCTATAAAATTTAGCAGGAATAGGAAAAACCGAAGAACAATAGCGGTCAGATATAGAAAATCGCTCATTAACTACGTCAAACATAATTTCTTGATTATACTTACCAAATCCAACTATTAAAACATAATGAGCACAATTGCATCCTGTTTGGTATAAATAAATAATCGCATGACCTTGTTTTAATTCTTTTATAATTTCTTTATTATTTATCTTTCTCTTGTGAGAAAATTTGACCTTGTATTGTTTTAAGCATTTAGTTACATTTTGAATTGATGTACCATATTTTTTAGTACATTTACTGTCTTGTATTATCGAATCTAAACAGGGAGCTCTATTAAGCCAAATAAGAGCATTATATATAGCAACAGGACCGCAAGTACCTGAAGCCAGCTTTTGCTTAATGTACTTCAATAAGCACTCCATTTGTAATAAAAAGGAAGGGCAGCATATGGTGCCGCCCTTCCTAAGGGGGACACGGAGAACACTCAGCAAGAGAGGGAGCTTATTGTTCTCCGTTTATATTATACCGTATAACTACTAAAACGTCTATTTTTATTTAAAAAGAATTAGATGTTTCATCAGTTAATACGATATTCCGATGGCCTTTCATTGGTTTACCATTGGGACTTATCGCAAAGAGAACTGGAATATTGAAGGTATTTAGCTTTTCCTCAAAGTTATAACCATCAGTCAAGTAAATAATACCATCAAATTTCCTTTCTTTTGCGAAATCAAAAGCTGGCTGAAACAATGTACCGCCACCTGAGCATTTATCTTTGAAATTAGGTGGTACTTTGCCATATTCAAATTCATACTCAAAATTTACTCTCGTATCTACACCAATTCCTGTAACTTTTACATTCTCACTAATTTTACAAATATGCGCCACAAAAGCATCATAATAAGGAGCCGTAGAGCCTGAATTATCAATAACGACCAATAAATTAGGTTTAAATTCTGTAATTT